AAAAGATCCAGACGAATTGAAGGCATCCCCCAGTCGGAATGTGCCCGAGGGACCGTTGATGCCGATACTGAACGGAACTGTTTTGCCGGCACACGTAAAAACCATAGTGCCTCGACCAGAGAATGTCTGCAATGCCGAGCCAGACACCGTAACGCTAGAGCTATAGGTATGAGATCCATGCCAAGTGCTGTTGGTGGTGTACAGGATAGTGATTGCGTTAGTTCGATTGCTGCAGTCAAAAGAGCCTAGGTTGTAGGTAGAGCCGGTAACCGCCAAGGATGTTGATGGCGTCGCGCCGTTGTCCAAGACATAGGTGTCTTGCGCAAGGGGGAAGTTGTTATCTGAGCCTGCTCCACCAGATGTCAACGCCCAAGAGTTTGTTCCGGTAAATGTTGTGTTACCGCCGACACGAAAGACATTTTTAGCTGCGGGAAATATAATGCCACTATTCCCCCCGCAGTCTCCAGCGCGGGTAGGGGCAGCACCTGCGGCAGCTCCGGCGAGAGTGATGTCGCGGAAGTCGCAGTCGTTGGCAGAGATTGCAGCGGCGGTAATAGTGCGGGCTGTCCCGAGTGTGTCAGAGCGAACGAAGCCACGGGAGAACGCAGAGGTACCAGCGCAAGTGAACGTACCGTTTACGGTTTGGTCGCCAGCAAGAGAAAGCTGGCTCAGGCCCGTAGAATTTGAAGCATTAAGAAGGAGATTGTTAAAAGTGTTATTGCTAAGGATAGAGCGATTTCCTGCGGCCGCTGAAGTAAAAGAAACGTTGTTAAATGTCTTGTTGCCGCCTTGAAGAATTGCGCTTGAGCCTGTCAAGTTGAGGCTCGACGTACCAGCGTTTAGAGTCAGGGACGGCGTAATGTTGAATACAATTGGGAAGGGGGAATTATTTCCGCTAAACGATAGCGTACTGGAGCCTAGATTGATTGTCCTGGTGTTTACATTATTGGAGGTCAGGGAAGCGGCGGTGACACTGTAGTTCGCTGTGTCGAACGTACCCTGAGTAACATCTATAACACGACTGGTTGCGAGTAAAGCATCACCAAGTGTCAGCGTAATTCCTGCTCCGTTTATTGTTATGTTGCTAAACGCTTTCCCCGCTGTAGTTAGCGTGCCCGTACCCGTAAACGTCATTGTCCCACTGTGGGTATAGGTCATACCCGCAGAAAGCGTTACACTGCCTGCCACCGTTATTGCTGTCGTGCCAGTTAGCGTTCCGGTGAAGCCTGTGCAGTTGATGCTCTTGGCGCCGGCGTTACCCAGTGCAATCGTGACTGTACCCGTAGATGCAGCGTCGAAGAATACGTCGTCAGCTGTTGTGGGATCTGACGCGCCGCCGGGACCGCCAGAAGTAGTTGCCCACTTCAGTCCAGCGACGTTGTTCCAGTCCGCTGTTCCACCAACCCAATAGCGAGGGGCCATTGATCAGTCCTCTGCGGGCTCGGTAGGGTGCTCAATCGCCTGGAGCCAGTTGTCAAGACGCTCCTGCTTCAGGATGTTGATTTCGGCCTCGGTGAGTTGATGCTCGTCATCGAGATAGAGGGCGTCGCGGAACACGCCGTAGGGAGTGGTGAACTCAAAGTCGATCTTCATGGCGCTCATGCCTGCGTGACGGTGGCCACGGCATCCCAGAACAGGTCAGTGCCGTTGTAGACGCAGCCCACATAGGTGACCTTGCTGATCACCGTTGTCGTGGGCAGCGTGATGCCGATGGCGCGGTAAGCACCAGAGGATGTCGTCCAAGTGATGCCTCGAGCGGTGCCGTTGTCTTTGAGGCGGATCAGCAGCTTTTGGCCGTTGGCCGGTGTGCCGCTGGGGGCAGCCAACGTGACAGCGCCGGTCAAGCCCTCGGCGACGAACAGATCGCTGGTGGTGCCGTTGGGGGTCAGCGTCCCACTGGTGGCACCGGCAGCAGAGGCGCGTGTCGCACCGATTTGCACCATGGTACCGCCGCCGTCCTTGATGAACAGCCTGTCGTTGCTCCTGTCCCAAGCGGGCTCGCCAACGTCAAAATCACCCGCGCTCGGTGTTGTGGTGCCGTTGCGGATCAGGATCTTGGCGTTACGTGGCATCTCAGAAAGTGCCCCCGTCTACGGTTTCTACGGCAATAGTGACGAAGGCGTTGCCTGCGTCCTTTGTCCAGCTGAGGCTGCTGTTGAGGCGGATGACGCCGTTGGTACCATCAGTTCCCCAGATATAACCAGCAGTTCCGCCGCTCACTACAGCGACTTTTTCGTCAGAACTGGCCGGTGGAATGTTGAGGGCGGTTTTGAAGTTGTTAAATGTGATCTTCTTCTCTTTCTGGCCGCTAGTTTCGCTGGCATCGTGAATCAAAATCAGATCCGACACGCCATCAACGCTGGGCAGCGTGGTGAGGTCGTCGATCGCCGGCACCACAGGCAGCTTGGTGGTGGCGTCGGTGGCAACGTGCAACGTGCCGCGGTCTGTAGTGACGTGCGGCTCGCCGGCCAGCATCCCGGTTGTAGGCAGGTTGGCCTTCAGGCCGCGCTTAAGTTGAAGACGTGCCATGGCTAATTGAACGTGCCTCCGTCTAGGTTAGCGGCCCAGGTTGATTCGTAATTGGCGTAGCTACTTTTAATCAGGATGTTGCCTGGGTCTCCGCCTGTAGGGAGCCCGCCCGCCGCTATGCCCGATGGCCCTTGCGGCCCAACGGTCGTGGCTGTGACGACGGAAGTTTGCGGAACCGTGACGACAGTGCTGCTGCCGTTCTCGGTGACGGTGACGGTATTGGTTACGGCGCTGACGTTTACGGCCGTCATGCTGTGTAGCCCTCGGACACGTAAATGGTGCCTTGGAGGTAATACTCTTTCAGGCCGGAGGGGTTGGTGAGCAGAACGTCGTAGTACGCCTCGTCAGGGAAGATAGCTGTTTGGTCGTCGGTCAGGGCGATGGCGACGGTACCGGTGGAGCGGTTGGTGTAGGTAACCGCAAAGTCGGCGTATTTGCTGGTGCGGGCTTGGTTCCAGGCTTGGGCGGCGACGGTCCAGCCCGTCAGGTTGATGGGTGCGTCGGTGCTGTCTTTGAACTGCAGCGTGATGCTGTAGTCCGCCCGGCGCTGCAGGCTGATGTTGTAAGTGCCGGGCGAGATAGCCATAAGTTCAGCTTAGCGTCCTTGACCTCTCCAAGCTTTCTTACCGCGGCGCCGGGGACGGCTGCGGGCGCCTTGGCCGATGCTGGTGGTTTTGGGCACCGGCTCTTTGCGGATTGTGCCAGATAGGCCGGCCTTTGCTTTTACTGCCACGGCAGGCCCTGGGCGACGGTGGGATGGCGCTGCTCATCCAGTTGCTTCTGGAGGGCGGCCTCGATCTCTGCCACCTTCTCGGCGGTCAGCTTTTCTTGCACCCAGCCGATCACGATCTCGGGGGTGAGGTCAGCGAAGGGGATGATGTTGCCCTCGGGCTGTTCCAGGCCGATGCTGCCGTAGGCGCCGGCGTTATAGGTGCCGTCGTTGGCGTCAACGGTGTAATGCACCGTGAACACAATGCCGTCGGCGGTGTGGCGTTCCAGCTGGGTAACGCCCCACTGGAAGGTGGTGGCAGGGGTGGTGGTTTTGGCCATGGGTCAAGTGATGTAGCTGAAGTGTAAGTGGTGTGAATCAGTAACGGATCATCAGCTGGCCCGTGCTAGTGCGATAGACATCGCCCGCAGCCAGACCACCAGCGATAGCGGCTGCGTTGTCGGCATAGGTAGCAACGTTTGAGAAGTTGATCGTGCCGTTGCTCTTGATCCTCATCCGCTCCGTCGGGCTGCTCGCTCCGTCGGCGGTAGTGGAGAACACTAAGCGGCCCGGCATGTCGTTGGTGCCGGGGGTGCCATCTACTGATGCTCTTATTTCAGCCGCAAGGGAATCAATACTTGCCCCATCTGCACCAGCAAAACGTATAGCCCCTAGATTTGCTCCGTTAGTAACAGCAGTTGTACCAGCCCCTCCCGTTGCCCCAAGGGTAACGATGGGCACATCACCTCTGCGTAGGATCGACAGCCCTATATTCGCGCCAGTTTCAATTTGAGTGAGTGCCGAAGCGCCGCCAACACTAGTTGCCGTTGATGTGCCAACCAACAGCCTGCCGGAGCTGTCGATGCGGGCGCGTTCGTTTCCTCCAGTCTGAAATGTAAGCGCAGCAGATCCACCAACAGCACCAACGCGAATATCGTTGCTGGCTCCGGCTTCAACAGTGAAGTGACCAGCGGCAACGTTGTTCTTGGTTAGTTCAAGGCCGCCATTCGAGCTGGTGGCTACATTGATCGTTGCAACTGTGCTGCCAAATCCTGTGACGTTAGGCGTCGCAGTACCAATTCCCAAGCGGCCACTGGAGTCCAGGCGCGCTTTTTCACTTCCCCCCACAAGAAATGCGAGAGGCACTGCAGATGAGCCTAAATAAGTAGAACCGACATTTACGACAGAGTTAGTTGCTTCTGCTACAAAGGCGCCTCCGTTGGCACCGTCATCGACAATGTACATGTATGGCCCAGAGCCACCACGAACTTCAAACCTGGCGCCCGGTGTTGCGGTTCCAATGCCAACCTTCCCATTTGCTGCAACAAATAATTGCCCCGTCCCACCAGTGGAAATAGCTACTTGGTCGGCGCCGGGGGAGTAGATGCCGGTGTTGGGGTCGCCGTCGATAGCGATGGCAGGCGCTGCAGCCGAGCCGAGGGGCGTGGCTTTCAGCAGGGTGCTGATGCTGATTTTCTTGGTTACGTCGTTGCTGACATCAACGATGGGCAGCACGTCGGTGCTGGCGGCATCAGTGTAAGCAGTGAGATCGGTGATCTTGATGTTGGCCATTGTTCCAGTGGTAGGGGCGTTGGTCAGGTAGTCTAAAGCGTAACGTACTTAAACAGATTCGGCATCAAAATACCGCTCAAAAACAAGACCGCTTTTTAATTTTTGTCCTTTATTTAAAGCGCGAGACATTTGAGCATTGCTTACACTTGCGAATAGCGCGGCTTTTTCTTGACTTGAGAATATCTGCCCGTTATTTAAACAAATAACAGCTTTACGCAGATGATTAGGCCGCTTCTTATTCGCTTCTTTAAGCGCAATTTTTACGTGCTCAGGCATAACGTGTCCTCTGCGAGCATCGCCAATTTTCTGCTTTCTTTCTTCTGAGAAGATTTGCCCTTTGCCTGCTTCGGACAGCTTTCTACGGGTTTCCTCTGAAACAGGCCCTCTGTTGCGTCGAGCGGCCGTTAGCTTTGCCTGATGTTCCGGCGATCGGCTTTTCCCGTACGCCCAGTGCTTTTCACCCTTTCTCGACTCAGACATGCGCTTACGAGCCTCTTGACTAAGCTTTCCGTTGGCACCTCCCTGCTTTGCATTGTACCCGCAGTTAGGGCACATCGTATTGAAGTGGCTGATAAAAAAGATTTCTTGTTTGTTTAACTCTGCCAAGTCCCTTGCCCATGCAACTTGATAGATAACAAAAGCCTCTTCGCCATATTTACGAATTGCAGAATAAATCGGCATTTTTAGTTTGTTTCTTTTTGCCTCGTACCTGTGGCAATGCCAGCGCTTTGATAGAGGCGTGGTCGTCTGCCCTATGTACTTTTTGCCGTTTATGCAGTTTTCAATGCAGTAAATAATACCGTACATATTAGTGGCGGATGCAAGCTAAAAGGGCGATGTTGCGAGGCCGGGTTTCGGTGCCGCCACTGTTACCAACACTGATACCGGTTACGCTCCCACTAACACTGATGCCGGTTCCGCTACCGGTGGTTCCTACGCTGCTTGTGCCGGCACCTGAAACGTGGGTAGTACCTGCGCCGTAGGGAGACGCAATCCGGTCCATATAGACAGAGACGCTGTGGCTGTGGCCAGGATCATTTACTGAGTGACCATGTCCAGGATCACTAACGCCGTGTGTGTGGCTGGCAAAAGCGGCGACTTGGCTCGAACCCATCGCCCGCCCACTGTCTACACCGCGGCCATCGTCGAAGCCACGGACAAATTCGCCTCGCAGGTCAGGCAGGTTGAATGTGGTACTGCCGTCGCCCACGCCATAGGTGGTGCCGATGGCGGCAAACAGCGTGGCGTAGGTGGTGCGACTTACCGCGGCGCCGTTGGCCTTTAGGTAGCCAGTCGGCGCCGTGGTACGGGCGGTATAAATCACCGTGCCGGCGGGTGTCATGTCCGACGCTGCTGGGATTCCGGCGATCTGGGTGTCCACATAGCCCTTGGTGGCGGCCATGTTGGTGGTTGTAGGGACACCAGGCAGGGTGAGGTTGCCGGTCAGCGTGCCACCGCTAAGGGCGAGGTAAGTGCTGGCGGCTGCGGCGATTTGCAGATAGCGGGCGTCGCCAGCGGTCTGCGTGATTCCTTGGGGATCGACCCGCACCCAGTTGCTGCCATCCCACATCTTCAGTTCGTCGGGCGTCTGGCTGGTGTCCTGCCAGAGCTGGCCTAGTTGAGGTGATGACGGGCCCGTTGCTGCGGGGCTGGTGATGATCGAGCTGCCGGGCAAAAAGCTAATGATCGTCCAAGTGGCTCCATTCCAGGTCTTGAGCACCGGCGGGTTGGTGCTGGTGTCCATCCACAGCTGACCGTTCGTCGGAGCACTGGGTTGAGTTGGGCCGGTGGAGTTGCCCTGCAGTCCCAGCGCGATGCTGAGGATGGCTGCGGTGACCTTGCGGGTTTCGCTGCCGCTAATCGAGCTGAATGGAAAAACGTCAGCTGCGGCAACCGCTGTTCCGGCGGGCAGTTGTGAGATGCGTAATCCAGCCATCAGTAGCCCACCACGGTCAGGTCAATTAGGCCAGCCACGGCCGACCCGCTGCTGTTCACACATTTTACGGTCACCGAGCTAACTGACTTGGTTAGCACAATAGCGTTGATTGCTGCTGTCCCACTGTCCTGCAATGTGACCTGCACCGACTTAACCGAGCGGAACGGCTTAGTGAGCGGAATGGCGGTGCCTGCTCCACTAGAACTGATGGTGACATCCTCAACGTTTTCAATTACGTCGGGGTAGTCGAGCTGGAAGCTGAGTGCTGTTAATGCACCAGGACTGACGCCATCAACACTACGAAAGAGTGTCTGTACTGCATACACATCCTCGATCAATTTTTCGTAGGGGGCGTAGGGGTGGAGGATACCGCTGGACTCGCCACTGAGTTCACCGGCGGTGTAGGTGCGCTGTTCTGCGTAGAAGGGGTCGCCGTTCTCCTGCCAGATTTCGTTGTCGTTTTCTTGGAAGATGGAGGTATCGGCGCCGGTCAATGCGCCAACGCTGTGCTGGTAGCTGGCCTGGGCGCTCGTGCTGACCAGCAGGCTGCTTTCAAGGAAGTTGTTGTCGAAGTTCCAGGTGTAGTAGCTATCCAACGCTGGGTTGATTTGCTGAAGTGCGGGCACGCCAGTGTCGCCTGTGATCAGGTCGAGGCTTTGGGTAACAAGCTGATCACCGCTTTGGGTGATTAGGAAATAGTTGTCCGTGACTTGGGCGTTGATGTATGCACCAGGCCATGTGGTGTTGTCTATAACCTCCTCGTAGACCGCGTTGCTAACAGGAGGGGCGCCGATGTTGAGGAGGATGAATGCGGGGTCGTCGCTACGCCACTGCGTCGCGTCCACCGACTTCACCATCACGGTCCAAGTGTCGGTATCGAACAGTGAGGTCTCGAACCACTGCTGTTGGGCGGAGACGCCGCCGGAGTACAGCGGGATGCCGAGGTCCCACGTCTGAGAGGGGCTGCTGCTGACTAGGCCACCTTGTTTGTAGCGGATTTCGTAGGACACCACGTCGGATACCACGCCCTGATCCCAGGAGCCGTAGTCGGACAGGGGCAGCTGCCAACTGAAACGCTTTTGGCCGCTGTTGGTGTTTTCGACGACGGTGAACAGGTTGGGCGTGGGCGGGACGATTTCGTTGCGCTCCACGGTGTCGTAGAGGTAGTCGCTAGGCGTTTCACCGAAGATGGCACTGGTGAATGCCACGCGAATCTCCCAGTCTCCGGGGGCGTGGAAGGCAATGGTGTAGTAGCCGGTGAGCGGGATATTGCTCAGGAAGTACCAGCCGTCAGCTTCGGGGGGTTTGACTCCGGGAATGACGGTGGGGACGTTGGTGGGGAAGGCCCAGATGCGGTAACCGTTGACGCGCTCGGGAACTGGGCAGATGCCTGCATCAACGATCAGCAGCTGGGTGCCGTCGGGCTGGTTCTGGTGGCGGACAACGGCATTGAATGCGGGGTCGCTGAGATCGGGGATGGCTTCAAACGCAGCAACGCTGCTCACCGCCCAGTCGCTTTGCCTGCCGAGGCGATCCGACGTGGCGACACGCACCTCATAGGTGTTGCCGTAAACGTGATCGGGAACGGAGATCGCCGCGTTGGGGGTGCTGGTGGTGTAGATATCGCTCCATTCGGTCGCGCCGACATTGCGCCATTGATAGGAGTACGAACGCACGGCCAAACTGTCGGCACCGTTCAGCTGTGGCGCCCTCCAGATGGCATCGATTTGGGTGCGGTTGTTGCGGAAGACGAGGCCGGCGCTAAGGTCGGTGACTGGCTGCGCTGGCTGCAGGGTGAACCGATCCTTAGGGACTGCGACCGGGAGATCGTTGTCGATGTAGTCGTATTTGGAAGCGTTGTATTGAACGGCCTCGACTTGGTAGACCAGCGGATCCACCTCGGCCAGCGAGATGACGCGATAGAGCGCAGCGCTCATGGCGTTCCACTCGAGCACCCATAGGGCGCCTGTTTGACTGGTAATAACGCTGTCGCAAGTAACGGTTGTGTTTCCGTTAGCGGCTATCGAATAGGAAAGGACGTTGACCTCTTGGAGTTTTGGGTGATTAGTAATACTGCCGTCTGGATTAGTGACCGTTTCGCCGTCAGGAATTACCAGCGTCAGCGTGTAGGCAATCGCTGGGTTGAGATTGAGAGTGGCATCAAGCGTGATGACGTTGCCGGTAATTGCAGTAACCCGGCCGCCGAGGCGTTGGCCTTGCTTGAGGGGGTCAGCGATTTGGATGATTTCACCGACGCTGGCAGCCAGCCCTTCGGCGCCGATGCGGAAGTTGACTTTTTCAGTTTCGTAGCGGTTGGAGAAGAGCGTGTGCTTGGCGGCCCTCAGTGCTTGGCCGCGGGAGGTGACGCCCAGCAGCCGCAGGTCGATGGGGTTGTAGCCGAAGCGCTCCAGCAGGGTGTCGTCCTGGAGGTATTCGCTAACGCTGGAATAGACCTGATTGGGGTCGTCCCAGTTGGCCAGTACGACGGTTTTGCGGGCGGTCTTGGCGGTGCCGGTGTAGTTGAAGCAGGGGGAGGTGACCTGGCCGGAGTCGTCCACCTCTTGGATGACGTTGGCTTCGCTGAACTGCTGGACCACTTCTTGGGGGCGGTCCTGCGTCAGGTAGAGCTTGCCTTGGCTGTAGTAGATCAGGCCGCGGAAGCAGGAGGCGAGAGCGTTGAGGACTTCGTAGACGCTGCCAGGGCTTTGCAGGTAAACATTGCAGGTGAAGCGAGGCTCAGTACCGCCTGCGCCGTCAGGCACCAGCTCGTCGCAATACTGCGAAATGGTGTACAGATACCAAGGGTCAATAGCGATTGTTGGCACATAACGTGCAACGCCAAATCGCTGGTTAATTACGATGTCGCGGAAGATCCAAGCGGGGTTGTCGGTCCAGGCAGTGGTAAAGGTGCCATCCCAGAAACCGGTGTAGGTGCGGGTGACTGGGTTGTAGTTGGTGGGGATCTGAACCCGCTTGCCGCGCAATCGCACGGACACGTCTGGGATGCTAGTGAACTGGCGAGCATCGACTTTGACGCCTAAGACTGCGGTGTTGGGGTATGCGAATTTTTCATCGGTGATCTCGGTGTAGCTCTGCCAGGTGATGCCGTTTTGTAGGTAGGGCGTGGTGCTGTCGGCTGTGAGGCGGGTGACGCGGATGCTCCAGGGGCCAGTGCCGGCTAGGTCGAACTCATAGGCGCGTTGGAATTGGCTACTGGATTTGCCGCTGACGGTGGGCTCGGCCACCGTGACATAGGGGCCGCTGTTGGCAGATACGGCAATGCGGTAGCTGACGCTGGTGCCAGTGACATCGCCGTTGGTTTGGTTGCTTGATTGCAGGGCCGGGTGGCTGATGATGACGCGGCATCGCTCCACGTCAACGTCGGTGATTGTGCGGGTGATTGGTCCAACGGCTTGGGTTACAGCGATGCCTACACCGACGGCGTTCTCGACGGTGCTGAACCCCGGCATTGGGGTTTGGGTTTCGTCGGTGCCGGTGCGGCTGTCAAGGCTGTAGCCAGTGAAGTTGTACGTGCCATCCGGATTTTGGATTGGCGTGGAGTCCAAGTAAATGTCTTTTTCGGCGCCGTTGGGGAAGCCTTCAATTTCGCCCTCGCCGATGGCGTAGACGGTCTTGGCGAACGCAACGGAAAAAAGGTTGTTGGCTTCCTCCACCGGCTGGCGCGTGGGCGCCACAACGGTGACGTTCTGAGTGACCTGCGGCGGTGAGGAGCTGCGGCCACCACCAGCGCCACTGATCTCAGGGAGCAGTTCCAGTTCGTTGCCTTCGTAGTTATCCATCACAGCGAGTTCTGAAGTTCGAGGCCGAAGGAGAGAACAGGTAGGGCACCGATGATGCGCTCGCCATAGAGCACTGGCACCACTTCGCCTTGGAGCGTGTTGGCGTTACTTTTATCAAATGTGAAGCTCTTGAGTTGTTCTTCGCTGCGGCCTTCGGTGGGACCTCCGCCAACGGCACCACCTACCGTGGGCATCTTGGGCGTGGGCGTGAGCAGTTCGGCTACGCCGCCGAAGATCAACGAGAGACTGATGGATCCGATTGCGGCAACAGCTTGACCGCCAATCGAGAATCCCAGAGCGCCAGCAAGAGGGGCGCCAGGAAGCAACAAAACCGCAAGCGCTACTAGCGCCACACCAGCAACAATCTTGCCAACTCCGCCACGGCCTGCAGGCAACGGCGCCAGCACCATGCGCTTGCTCATGGGCCAGAGCATTTGGTCTTCGTCGAGGCCCATTGGGTCTTCTGTGACGACACGCCAGTTGATGCCGTTTTCACCAGACTCGAGTAGGTACTGACGTAGGTCTGGAAGTTGAACGTAGAGGGCGCGAAGTGCTTCGGCGGGGGTTTTTACCGCAAGCTGAAAGCGTCGGCCGAAGCGCCTGCCTGCTTCACCCAATAGGCGGATCGTGACCATCAGCCGCTCCTCCGTACCACCATGTAGGTATTCTCGCGAAAGTAACCGCTGTAGGCACTAAGGCCAGAGAAGCGGTCCACAAGGTGTTGATACAGCATATTCGCGGCCGGGTCTTCCACTACTGCGACGTGGTTACAGGTCACGTCGTTGCGAATGCGGAACAGGATCACGTCTCCGCGCTGCAACGGTTCGGTGGGCGGGATGCGGGTAAAGCCTTCGGCGGCGAAGTTGTCCTCGAAATGGGTGAATCCGCGTTGGCACCATTCGCCTTCGTACTCGCGTGGGTAGTCGCTCATCACTAGGCCCTGCTGCTGGTAGTACCAATCGCGCACGGCGGCGTAGCAGTCGTAGACGCCGTAGTTCCAGGGGCGGCCCACGAGACCGGCGTCTTGGCGTGGGTCAAGCCAGAAGCATTGCGAGCTGCCACAGTCCCAGACGACGTAGGGCAGGTTGAGCGTTTTGCAGGCTCGGATGTCGGCGGGGCTGAATCGGGCGTAGTTGGCGTGGCTGTGCCAGCTGGCGATGGCGTCGTCTAGGTACTGCGCAGTTTCGGCGGCGCTGATGATGAAGGTATCGGGCTCGGTGGAGGTGTTGGCGCACTGCACCACGCTGCCGTCCTGCAGGATGAAGCCGCACGCCTCTTGGGGGTATGCAGTTTCTGAATAGGCCCGAATGGTCTGCTGTTGCGCGGGGCTTAGTGGGCTGGCGTAGCTGCTGAGTGTCATTAGCCCTGGGAATCGACGAGGCCGGGGAAGCCGCCAAAGGGCAGGCGGCTGGTGGCGCCAAAGCGCAGTTGGCAGCTGCTGAGGCGTTTGCCGCAGGCGTCTTG